TTAGCTCAGTCCATACTTGGAGAGACTTCTGTAGAGATTCAGACTAGAGGTCTTCACTCAAACACAGAAATAAATTACCCACTTGTGCCTACAGTTGATGGTGAAATTTTAGTGCCTTCCAACTGCGCTAGAATAGACACAACAGATTTATCTAGGGATATTGATGTTACACAGCGGGGTAACAAGTTATATGACCGTGGAGAAAGAAGTTACACATCTTTTACAGAAAAAATATTTGTAGATATGGTTTTATTGTTTAGTTTTGAAGAATTACCACAGCACGTAAAACGATATATTACTGTTAAAGCTGCAAGACGTTTTCAAGCTCGTCTTGTAGGTTCAGACCTTTTAGCTTCTTTTACTGCTTTAGACGAGCAAGAAGCACTAATAGAATTTGAAAGAGGCGAAGCTATAAATGAAGATAGCAATATTCTTACTGATAGCTTTGACACTTTTAAAATTATTTCCAGAGGTTCATCTCGAAGAACAATAAGGTAATGAGTTATGCCACTTGTAAGCGCCAGTATCCCCAACTTATTAAATGGGGTTAGTCAGCAGCCTTCATCGTTAAGGCAAATCACGCAGGGAGAAACTCAAACTAATGCGTTATCGTCAGTGATTGACGGGCTAATAAAAAGACCCCCAACAGAACATGTTGCAAAATTAATTAGCAGTTTTGGAGCAGGAACTACCGAAGCAGCCGTTCACTTAATAGACCGTGGTGAAAACAATAAACATATTGTAGTTATCACAGCAAGCGCAAGCGCGTCAAATTTATCAGTATTTGATATAAACGGTACTTTAATAAGTAATAGCACTAATGATGCTTATTTATATTGCACTGAACCATCTAAAGAATTAAAGTTTTTAACTGTTGCTGATTTTACTTTTATTGTTAACACAACAAAGACTACAGCAATGAATGCTGCCACAGTAGCAGGCTCTTTAATAACTAGCGAAAAATATCAAGGGTTTGAAGATTTACCTGTAGAAACTTCTACACACCATGTCGGTGACGGTACTACTACAAGATTTCCTGTAAGTTTTCGTTTTCACGACTCCGCTGATTTAACAGTAAAGAAAAGCGGTTTGACAATGACTTTAGATAGTGGATACTTTTTAGAGGACGATAATAAAACGATTAGATTTGCTGTTGCTCCTTTAAATAATGCCGCTGTAGTGTTTTCTTTAGACCCTACTGTAGGTGATATTTTTGAAGTTATAGGTGATTCTAATAATGCGTTTGATAGTTATTACGTTAAGTCAGTAGCTAAAAGTGCTTACGAAGAGACAGCAAAGCCAGGCATAACTTATCAATTAAATGCTAGTACAATGCCACATACTTTAGTTCCAAACGCTTCTTCAAGCCCCACGGCTTTTACATTAAGTGCAAGTACGTGGATAGAAAGAGAAGTAGGGGATTTAACTTCTGCTGCTAATCCGTCTTTTATTGGAAAAAGCATAAGTAATTTGTTTTTCTATAAAAATCGTTTAGGTTTCTTAAGCGAAGAGAATGTCATCTTTAGTGGTGCTGGAGATTATTTTAGATTCTTTCCTAAAACAGTAACTACCGTATTGGATGATGGGCCTATTGACGTAACAGCAACGCATACTAAAACTTCTCTTTTAAATCATGCAATACCCTTTAATGAATCGCTTACTTTGTTTTCTAATCAATCACAATTCAAAATAGAAAACTCTGGTAACTTAACGCCAAAAACAATTTCAATAATACCTAGCACTGAGTTTGAAAATGACTCTAATGTTGCTCCTGTAGGCGCAGGTAACTTTTTATACTTTGCATCTAAAAAAGGTGATTTCTCTAGTTTACGAGAATATTATATTGAAGCAGATACAATTATGTCGGATGCGTTAGAAGTAACAGCGCATGTTCCTAAATATGTGCCTACTAACTTAATTAAATTAGCTACTTCTAGTAACGAAGATATTTTAGTAGCACTTTCTTCTAATGCAAGAAATAAACTTTATGTTTACAAATGGTTTACTGACGGTGCTAAAAAACTCCAGTCTAGTTGGTCTACATGGGAATTTACTAGCGATACGTTTATATTTGATGTTGATATTGTTGAAAACACAGTCTACTTAGTTTTAAAACGTGATAGTGAATTGTTTTTAGAAAAAATGGATTTGCAATACTTAGATGATACTGGTTTAGATTTTTGTGTAAGAGCTGACCGTAAAACATCTTTAACAGGAAGTTACAATGCTGGAACTAACATAACAACATGGACACTGCCTTATGCTTATACGGGCGCTGTAAATGTTGTCAAATCAGGTTCATGGACTGCACGCAAAGGTGCAAACATAACTAGCACTAGGCCCACTACTACCACAGTAGCTGCAACAGGTGACTTTAGTTCACAAGCAGTTCTTATTGGAGTGCCTTATATAATGACTTACGAGTTTTCTACTCAGCATGTCAAAGAAAAAGGCAGCACACAATCTATACTATCTGGTAGGTTGCAATTAAGGACCATGCGTATTAATTATGAAAATACTGGTTATTTTAGGGTTGATGTTACTCCAGAAGCCAGGACTACTTATAATTACGAATTTACAGGTGTAGTATTAAACCAAGCAGGTTCTACTATAGGTGATGTTATCCTAGACGATGGTACTTTTAGATTTCCTATTCAATCTAGGAATGACCGAGTATCCATCAAAATAGTTTCTGACAGTTACTTACCTTGCGCTATTCAAAATGCAGAATGGGAAGGTTTCTACATGATAAGGTCCAAAAGGATATAATGTTAAAATTAATTAAAGCTGTTGAGCGTGATGCTATTAATTTAGCACCTCGTTTAAGAGCTATTGATGTACTAGAAGTAAAGGCTGTTGGAAGTACTCCTAAAAAAAGTTTACTAAAAAGCTTTAGTCTACCTAACACAAAAGTGTTTTCAGGAATAGACCTTAAAACAAATGAAGTGGTGTTAATGTATGGTGTGTGTGACTCTATAGATGACCCTAACACAGGTGTTATATGGATGTTAGCTTCCCCTTCTATACATAAACACAAAAAAGATGTATACAAATTATCTAAACCAACTATAGATGATTTATCTAAACCTTATAAAACTGTTTACAATTTTGTTCATAAGGATAACAAAACCAGCATTAGATGGCTAGAGTGGGCAGGTTTTACAGTAGATAAGTCTAAGGTTTTTGACCAAGGCGGGGAAGATTTTTATTTATTATTTAAGGAATCATAAAGATGTGTTCACCCGATGCAAGAGAGAATATACAACAAAGTTTAAAAGATAACGCAAGCTTTGGGATGGCAGGCGCTCAGTTTGGGTCATCACTACTTGCACAAAAAGGCCAGGCTGATTTACAAGAAGCTGCTAACGAAGCAGCAAAAGAATCGGCAAAAGAAGCACAGCAAGTTAATAACAGCATTCTTTTACGCAGAAGACAGGAAGAAGCTGATGCGTTTGCTCAAACTAATTTTGATAGGCAAAGAAGAGCTATGGAACTCCAAGCTCAAGCTAATGTTTCTGCTGGTGAGGCAGGTGTATCGGGAATATCTGTAGATAGAATTACTAGAGACATCGAAAGACAGTCTGGTGAAGTAGCGCAAAGAACCAGAAAGTCTTTTGAAAATAGACTAGCAGCTCTTGACGACCAACAAACTAAGTCTATTAGTGCAATGCGGGCAAGGATGGCAAATTTACCCCCTATTGTTCAGCCTAACTTATTGGCGACAGCAATGAACGCAACCGCAGGGCTTATAGAAAGTGGTGCTATTGACGACCTTATGAAAAGACAAAGAGAATATAATTCCGAAAAATCATCAACACCATTATCGACTGGGATTAACATTTCAAAAGTAGCACTATCATCAGAAAAAAACGCTTAATCAAAAAAAATACAAATAGGAAAAAGTATAATGGCTAGAAAACCTACAGATAACTTGCAGGGCTATGGTCAAACCAGCACACCCTCTGCTACTCCTATAGACACATTCATAGGCGCACCTAGAATACCTCAAGTTACCCCTGCTACACAGCTTGCTGATGCACTAGGAACTTTAAGTAGTTCTGTTGCTAAAGAAAAAAGCAGGAAAAAAGTAGAGCGCCAAGAGCTTGAAGCAAAAAAAGCTGAAGGATATGCAGCACGTTTTCAAGGGGAACAAGGAGAGTTTTTAGACTCTGTAAGGCTAGGAAAGATTTATGCTGACCTTTCAGAGACTGTGGTTGCAACCATTGTCGAGAACAAATACAACAACGAATATTATCAATCTACCCTTGATAAATTAAGTAAACTAGATGATGACGTAAAAGTTGATGTAGTAGAACTGGAAAGACTCTATGACAACTTGTTTGCTGAGGCTAACGAAGCTACTGCAGGTATGGACTTTGTAAACGCAGGTGCTGCCAATGGAGTTAAAAGAGCTATTGATGAAACTCGTAGAGAGTTCTCTGAGTTTCGTGATACAAGAACCAGAGATTTACATAAAGAAAACACAGAAGCTGATGTTTACCGAATACTTAGTAATGCTGCAGACACGGATGAAGGGATGGTGGCTGCTGTAAAGTCATTTAGTGATTTGTATCAAAAAAACTTTAAAACCTCTCCGTTAACAAAGGAACAAGATGAACAGCTGCTAGTAGATGCTGCTATTTCCTTCCAAAAGGAAAATCCCCAATTTGATTCAACTTTTTTAATAGAAAGTATTCCAGCCTTAATGACCGACGTGACTATGAAAAAGTTGGTGGAAGCTGTCCCCATTATAGGTGAAAAAAGCTTAAAACAAAAGGAGCAAGCACACAGAGAAAGGCAGCTCAACTTAAGAGAGTACCAGACAACTAAGTCGGCTGAATGGAGTAATCTTATGATACAAAATTCAGAAGAGGGACGTAAGAAACTTGAAAAGATTTTACACACACCGCTACCAGAAAACGCTACTCTTTTAGAAAGAGAACAATATAGTTGGCAAATAACATACATTCCAAATATTTTAGACAAAAAGTATGTATCAGGAGGTGACAGTCAAGTAGAATTTAGTCGGTTCAAAACCAGTTTTAGTACGGCTGCTTATACAGGCAATTTTGAAGGCTTTTTTCCACATACAGGCCTTACCCTTAAAGATGGACAATTACCTACTATTGATGAGATAGCTTTAGAGCTTAGAGCCAATCCAAATCTTAATCAAGAAGATACAGAAAACGCAATAAATAGTATTGGCACAGTGCTTGAAAGGTATTCCAATTACAATGAAGGCTCATTAAAAGATTATGCAATTAATCGATTTAAAGGCACACTTTCAAATGATGAGAAAAGTTTATTAAAATCCCGAGGAATACTAAATCCTCTAGAGGAAGTTGCAGAGGCTTATGCAAGCTCTTTTAAATTTTATCTTGATGAATTTGTAGAAGACTCTGGCAATATGCCTTTACTTCAGGAATTTGACCGTGCTGATGGCATCAGAACAAAAGCTTTAAATGAAGCTACATCAACTATGGAACAAATAAAACAGTTAGCTGTGGCCGCGGATGACGTTCAAACCATTGAACAATTAATCGATGATATTCAACTGCAAGTAGGCGACACCGTAGAATCAACAGATGCAGATGGAAACATAGCTACTTTTAGATACAACGGTGGCGGTGAGGGTGATAACAACAATTATACGCTAATATCTAGCGATAGTGATACTGATACAGGTTCACCTGAAGAAGAAGAAACGGATGTTGACCCTAAATATGCAGTTACCAAACCAGCAGAACAAAATGCTCAAAGGTTTGTTAGCGGTGTGCAAGGTGCAAATAGGGCGCGAATTCTAGAACGACAAGAAGAGGCAATAGAAAAAATATTTGATGAAGAAACAGCTACCTTAAATTTAGGCGATGATATGCTTTCTACTTTAAATAGTTTAGTAAAAAGACGCTATGAAAGGCGAGCTAGGCTGCCAGGAAAAAATAAAGGTCCTAAAATAACTGAAGATACAATTATAGATTTAGTTCTTGACGCGCTAGAAATCGCAGGGCTTGAAAACTTTAGCTACGGTGGCGATGACACAGCAGATACAGCAGGTGAGATTGCTGTTAAGAAACTTGTTGATTCCTTAATGCAACAGTATGGGACAGATTAAGTTATGGGTACTATTAGTGATGGCATAATAAGAAGAAGGCGCTCTCAAAATAGAGGGAGTATTGCACAGGGGATAATAAGAAGACGGGGTCTACCTCAAAATACATCTTTTAATGCTGTTTTCCAAGATTCTAATGAAACATTATATGACTCAGATTTAAGAAATGATGTTAATTTTCAAAAAGCATCAGAAGTTATTTACAACATGAATAAAAGTGTAGATGCTGAGCGTTTAGAATCACCAGAAGACTACGCTAAGTATGGTATCGAGACAATGGGTTGGTTTAACTGGAATCTTGGTAAAATGACTTTAGATGCTAACCGTATCTCTGGTGCTACTGAGGAACAGAAAAAAGCTTTTCTTTACATGATGGAAGCTTATGACGAATTAGGCTTATCTTGGAATGGGACTAAGCGCCTTTTCAAAGGTATTTTATTAGACCCTACTACTTATGTTGGTTTAACTACATTTGGAATTGGACTAGCAGGTAAGGAGGCTACTAAACAAGTAGGAAAAGAAAGTTTTAAAGAATTGTTAAAAACATCTACAAGAGCAGGCGTTATTGCGTCAGTAGAATCTGGTGTATACACCTCAGTAGATGATATTAACAGGCAAGTGGTAGAAACTTCTGTGTCTGGAGAAGACATAAACTTAGGTAGGGTTGCTAAATCAGCAGCAATAGGAGCAACTGTAGGGTTTGGTTTAGGAACTGGTATTGCCGCAGCATATAAAAAAGTAACAAATATTAGAAATAAAAATACTAAAGAAATAGCTAAAGAAGTTAATGAGCAAGAAATTGCTGATAAATTACCAACCATTGATGAAGGAAGACCAAAACAAACTGCACAAGAAACTCCTATAGATTTAATTAGAAGGGATTTTGATAGTGTAATACAGGCTATTAAGCGTACAGTCCCAACAGGTAAGACTGCATCTTTACGGCCTGACGGAACACAAGATTTAGATGACCTTGTACAATCTGTACAGCCAGTAAAAAAATTACTTATTAGAGCTGCTGGTGCTGTAGATGGTGTACGTACAAGAAACCCAGAAGACCTTGCTACTTATTTTGAGCAAATTGCAAAAACTGATGGTGAAGCGCAGTATCTTGAAGTAGCTACTACCCAAGCTGTTTCTGCATTAAAAGTTAAAGTTTATAACTTAAGACTTAAACAAAAACAACTAAACGGTGATGAAGCTGACGATATTGGTAAACAGATTGACACTATAGAATCTGTGATTGCACCTTTAGATGAAGTTGATAAAGCAATGTCCACAGTTACAGGGAGGCGTTTACGCTCAAGACAAGCAAGCCTTAACACAGGAAAACTACGCGGAGAAACCATAACAGGTCTTGAGGCTAAGGGGATGACTCGCGTAGAAGCTGAACGCCATTGGGAAGCTATTATAGAAGAGAAACTTATGAAAAAAGAGTTTCGTAATTTGTCTCTTGATTTTGATAACAAAATAGAAGAAGCAAGAAAAAGTGGAGACATTGAAAGCTTTTTAAAATTAAAACATGAAAAGAAAATAAAAGTAGATGAATTAAAAGAACAGACTTTAAAAGAAGAAGGCTCTTCTATTTATAGAGCAATTAATAAACCTGTAAAACTTTTAAATGAAGTTATGATTAGTTTTGTGTTTTCACCTGCTACTATAATTGTAAACCTTGTACCCTCCCTTGTTAAAACTTTATACAAACCTTTACTTAACAATTTAGTTCAAGAAGGTTTATCAGCTACATCAAGAAAAAAAATAGCAGCAGAATATTCCTCAATGGCATCTATGATTCCTAGCGCAGCTAAGATGGCTAAAGCTGCATGGCGTTACGAAAAGTCTATACTTACAGGCGACTCTGCTAGGTTCTTAGAAGATTATACTGTCATTCCTAAAAAATTCGGTGGTGGAGTGTTACGTTTTTTCCCTAGAGCTTTGCTTGCTACCGATGCGTTTTTTGAAAGCATCCATTATAGAGCTTACACAGTAGGTAACGCTACTGGTAAAGCTATGGAAGACGGTGTAGCTAAAGGTTTAAAAGGTAAGAAACTTGATGCTTTTGTTAAAAATGAAACTCAAAAATCTTTAGATAAAGCTTATGCCCCTGAAGAAAACGCTATTGAAATTTTAATGCAAGAGGGCATCTCAAGAGGAAAAAGCGGTAAAGAACTAGAAGATTTTATAAACCAGGAATTATTAAACAACACAGATGTTTTTACAAAAGCCACAGACCAAGACGGGCGTGACTATGTGCAAGACATTTTATTTAAAAGGGACTTTTCAGGAAAAAGCACTATTTCTGAATTAGCCAAGGGCTATGAGGGCTTTGTAAACAGAAACCCCGTTATGCGTATTATGGGTCAACTTTTCTTCCGTACACCTGTGCGGGTCTTTGAAGAAGGCATTAGATTAACTCCAGGTGTTAATTTAATTAGCCCGAGTTTTATAAAAGATTTGAGAGGCATTAATGGTCCTATTCGACAAGCTAGAGCGAATGGAGAGGCTTTACTGTCGTATTCAATAGGTGGCTCAATACTATCTATGTATGCTACTGGTAATGTCACAGGTGCAATGGGACAAGATTATAAACAAACTAGACAAGGCGTAAACGCAGGTGGGCAAGAACCTTACACAATTAAATTTAGTGATGGGAGTACTTTTAATTACCGTAACTTTGACCCTTTTTCTACTCCAATAAAAATTATTGTTAATGCTTTGGAGCGTGCAGAAACATTAGCATACAGGGCAGAACAAGGAGAAGCTTTAGATAAGACTGCAATGGATAAAGTACAAGCTAGTGTGTCTATAGCTATCGGCTCAATAGCTCAATCAATAAGAGATGCTAACTTAGCTTCTGGTGTAGATGCTGTAGCTGATTTTTGGGCTGACTTACAAGATGAAGAAGGCTCTGACCAGTTAATAAAATTTGTAGGAAAAAAGGTGCAATTATTTTTACCTAACACCTATTATAAATATCAATTACAAGATAATCCTTTTTTAAGCGACCCTGTTACTTTAGAACAGTTTTGGAGACAGCGTATTAATCCTGCTGACCCTCTTGTTCCTAAACGCTACACGGCACTAGGTAGACCAGTGACGCTTGCAAATCCACCTGCCGTTATGTATTACTTTAATACAGCAACGGTTGAAGAAAGAAAAAGAGGTAAACCGCAAAAAGAGCTAGAAGTCGAACAATTTTTATACGAGTTAGCACAAGTAGGTGATACACATTTTACTGCTCCTTATAAATATAAAAAGTATATGGGCGATATAGACCTTAGAACACAAGTAACTAAAGATGGAAAAGAATCATATTATGACAGATGGATGCGTTATACCTTTGAGTCAGGCCTTATTGAAGTTCTTTATAATTTAAAATCCTTACCTATGGGTACTGCTTCAAACCCTGGAATTGCTGAAATAAAAGCGAGAAAAACTATTAATTCGTTTAGAAAAAATGCGTTTTTAAAGCTGCTTTCTGAAGAGACTTTTATACAAAAAAATATCAATCTCTTCTTCTAAACAAACTTTTAGATACATCAGGACAGCGTTCAATAGAAAACATACCACAAAACATAACAGGAACTAGATAATCATGTCTTATGCACTAACTAGACTTACTGGTGACGGTAGCACCACTACATTTACTATCGGCTTTACCTACAGGGACGAGGCAGATATAATAGTTAAGGTAGATGGAGTAACTAAAACCATTACTACTGACTATACTGTTGCGGCAGGTGGTACACAAATTACATTTACATCGCCACCAGCAGATACAACTGCAATTCTTTTTCAAAGAAGCACTAGTCAAACTACAAGATTAGTAGATTATACAGCAGGGGCTGTATTCAAAGAGTCAGACCTTGATACTGACAGTATACAAAGTTTTAATATGTCTCAGGAAGCTATAGACATAGCTAACGAATCAATGGTAGTTGACTCATCTAATAGATTTGATGCACTCAACAAACGTATAATAAAAGTTGCTGACCCTGTAGATAACACAGATGCTGTTAACAAGCAGTTTATATCTACTAATTTACCTAATATTACCACAGTAGCGGGTATATCCAGTGATGTTACAACTGTAGCTGGAATCTCTAGTAATGTTACAGCTGTTGCTGGGGATGCTACAGATATTGGTACAGTAGCAGGTATCTCTAGTAATGTCACGACTGTGGCTGGAATATCCAGTGATGTTACAGCTGTTGCCGCAGATGCTACAGATATTGGTACAGTAGCTACTAATATATCTGATGTTCAATCAGCTGCAAACTTACTTGCTGCTACAGTATCAACAGGTTCTCCAGGCACTGACGTTACTTACAATGGAGCTACAGGTGTACTAACAGTACCTAGAGGTGCTACTGGTGCAACAGGAGCAACAGGACCTACAGGTTCTACAGGGCCAGCAGGACCTACGGGCGCTACTGGAGCTACAGGACCTACTGGAGCTACAGGGGCTGATTCAACGGTTGCAGGACCTACAGGC